AGCAAAATAAAGAACGTGCAAAACATGTAGCTGAATTTTTTTCAACCAGAAATCCGCTGTGCTTTAAAAAAACAAAAGACGGGCATCCTTGGCACCCATTGTATTGCCTTGACAAAACAGTATTTATTCCATTTCAATAACGCCCGCCGGTGCGTAAGACCGGTAACCAATACATGTACACGCCCCTACCACTACAACTCCGAAAGAACGGGTACGATTACAAGCAGGTAAAACGTAATGAGCATGCAGCTATTTACGAGCAATCTGATGACGGAATTTTTATAGCGTACGAAGTGTTTGCCATTGAAACGCAGGAAGCGAGCGAGCGTAATGGTATAAAGTACGAGGCTAAAGAACTGTTCCCGCATAACGAACGTTTTGGTAAAAAAGCATGGTCGGTAAAGACCATTGAACGCGCAGAGCAGTTATTCGATTCACTGTCCATTATCGCAACCACTTAAATTCGCGCATTGGTACGCCCAAATTCCCCGTATCTCACCACGCACTGTAGGGTAGTTCCAACGGGAAGGAGATAGGGGCGGGAAGGGGCTTTAAAATTGAAAATAGAAACAATGGAAAAATTAAACATACCATCAGCCCATAAAAAAATTAGGGCGAAGATGCTTAGGTGGCATTACAATAAACTTCAAACTATTGGGATAGTTGATTTACTTTCCAGTAGTTACCAAAGCTTTAGATATAAAGTAATGCACCGGACAGGAATAGAAAAGCTTGATTTTAGGGAAGCTATAAAAATAGCAACCGAAAATGAACTTTGGGATTTGCAAAACATAATTGACGAGGACCGCCTCGGTATTTAACCACCCGCGCCTCGCAGCGCTTAACCGTTTCCGGATCGTATGCCGGAGGAACACGATGAAATATGTATATTTTGTGAGTTATGCTCATAGCAATGGATTTGGATCGTGCCAAATAACTCAAAAAAAGGAAATATCATCAATTAATGAAGTTGATGCTATTGCGTTACTTATAGAGGAAGATAAGCCGGGCATTAACGTATGTGTCCTTTTCTTCACCCTATTACGCACCGAACCATGCTAATACCCACCATCTCCTACTACGCCTCCACGTTCCACGAAGACCCTGCAAGGGGGAATGGCCTCACACTGGAGCAGGCTATGGAATACAACCAATGGAAGCGGTTGCGGAACCGTGGCGAGTTCCATCCCGATCAACGCACCAACATCAAGTCCGTAGACCAGATGCATACCGCCTCCCGTGGTGTTCATGGTAACCTGCGGCGTGCTGGTGAGCGGTGTATAAGGTGCAGGGTGTACAATGGCTCCCAAAATAATATTTTGCCGGTACGGGGGAAAGAAGTAATTTAGGGGCATGCCAGGCGGAAGACCAACATTGTACACTCCAGAACTTGCAAATAAGATTTGTGCTGAAATAGCTACAAGCACAAAAAGCCTCCGTACTATATGTAGCGCCGATGGCATGCCTAATGCGTCAACGGTTCTTTTTTGGTTAGCAGATGCAACAAAGCCGGAATTTTTAGAGCAATACACCCGCGCGAAAGAGGAGCAGGCTGATTTCATGTGTGAGGAGATGATTGAAATCGCAGACGATGGTAGTAATGATTTTATGGAAATTCAGCGAGGAGATGAAAGCTATACCGTTGAGAACAAGGAATGGACATCAAGAAGTAAGCTTCGTGTTGAAACCCGTAAGTGGTTGGCCAGCAAGTTAAAGCCAAAGAAGTATGGCGATAAAATACAATCCCAGCAGGTTGATAAGAACGGGGATCCTACCGACTGGACCGTAACCCTCAACCTCAACAAATGACAAAATGCCAGCATACTGAGAGGGAGGTAAGCAAAAACGAAATCCTTACCCAGCTTTATACCAGCAAAGATTTCAATGCCTGCATACGCAAGGTTTGCCCGGAGCATTTGCAGGACGATTTGCGTCAATGGGTTATGGAGATATTATGCAGAAAGCCTGATAATGAAATAATTACGATACATAGTAAAGGGCAGCTAAAGTTTTATGTAGTCCGTATCATACTTAACCAGGTGAGCCGTAACGGCCAGTTTACCAAAAGCCATAGTCTTATAGCAAGTAGGGAACCAGTACATACACAGGCTGAGTGCTTTGATATTGAAAGGCAGCACCACGCCCAGCGCCAGCGCAAAGAGGCATTCGAGGACCAGCTGGTTAGTGAGGTTGACGAGTTGTACTGGTACGACCAGAAGTTGTTTAAACTTTATTTGGATAAGGGCAGCTACCGTAAGGTTACCGAAGCAACGGGCATACCACCAAAAAGTGTATGGGAAACCGTTAACAAAGTTAAGCAGCAGATAAGATCGTTATAACTACACCCCATCTCATGACCATCCACTATAACATATTAATTATCAGCCTCTCCGCCGCGTTCTGTTTTACCGAATATATTAAACTACCGCGCATACTCCGCCGTAAGCCATTAACGTGCAGCACTTGCCTTACAGGATGGTTTAGTATGCTTCTGTGTTGGGCCTGTTACGGATGGCTACAGGGTTGTTATCACCTGCTGCTGGGTGTATTTGTTGGGGCTGTATGGAACTCGGTGCGCATGCGCTGGTTATAGCCTGGGAACAAAATCCCTGTAATGTTTGGCGGGTAATAGCCACATGGCCCACTGCCAATTGCCATGCATCCTCTTCAATTCGAATAAATTTTGTTTTTTTCTTTGCCATGTTTACAAATGTAAACTATTTTTTGTATGTTTGGGGCATGGATGAAAAAGAAAGGTATAGGCAGTGTTTGCAGGATATTGTCGCAAAGGCAATAAGTAAGGAGTTTTCGTCAGAACTTGGCTTATTGCCTTTGGAGCTTGTTGAAATACTTAATAAGTACGATATAACATTACTCACTTATTCACCCAAAGGTAACATAGAAAAAGTAGGGGTGACCTACATCCCTGCCCCACATCCCCCCGATTCCAAACACCTCACCTTCCCGGCAGCACAGGACCCCGAAAAACCATTTACAGAAGACCCTGCACCGTGGTTTTCTGCCATGTTAGGAGGTAAAGAATGACAATCTTCGGCCTCATAAACGCTAACAGCGGTGTGTCGTACCACCGTATTCAAACGCCGCTTATGCGTACGCCGGATAACGTGCACGTGTATATTACCAATAACCTATCACAAGAGGACCTCATGGGCGCCAGCACTTATAAGAACGGAGAACCCATACAAAAACCTGATGCTGTTTACTACAACCGTATAGTTAACGAGGATATTGTAAAGCAGTCCCGCGCAGTAGGTGCAAAGATTGTGCTGGATATAGATGACTACTGGTTGCTTGATCCGCACCATATAGCTTATAACGATTACCTAACAAACGATTTTGCCAGCCAGCAAATAAAGCACATCCAACAGGCCGACACGATAACCACCACGCATGATCGCCTGGCAGAGAAGATAAGCGAGTATAACAAAGCTGTGGTGATAACACCCAATGCTATCCCGTTAGACTGGTACGCGCCGGCAACAGAAAGCGAGTACATTCGCCTGTTTTGGCAGGGCAGCATTACCCATGAAAAAGACATCGAGTTATTGCGCGGCCCTATGCGTAGGCTTGGCCCGCAGTTTCAGCCTGTGATTGCCGGGTATACTGAACATAAAGCGTGGCATAGGATGGCGAGCGCGTTTACCTCCGGACACCGGCATAACGCTAAGGTGCTACCTTCTGCTGGCCCTGAAGAGTATTACCAGAATTACCGGTACGCTGATGTATGCCTTTGCCCGCTGCTTGATACACCGTTCAATAGCATGAAAAGTAACCTCAAGGTATTGGAGGCGGCACACTTGGGCATACCAGTAGTTGCCTCGTACGTGAACCCTTATTTAGGCATGCCGGTTATGCGTGTGGAGCAGCAAAAGGATTGGGCGTACTGGATTAACGACCTGACAGACCCCGACAAACGTAAAGTACGCGGTGAGTACCTGCGGGAGTGGTGCAGGGAGAGATATAACTTTGATAAAATAAACAAAACAAGACTGGAGGCTTTGCAAAGATGAAAGCAGATAAAGTAATTGGCAGAATAATATGCGTATGTATGATGTTATTTATTACGCTTATCGCAAGTTCTTTTGTATTCTTGTGCCATTTTGGAGGCCCCAATAAAGTAAGTAGTACGTTAGCCGATATAGGCGCTATATGTGTATTTATAGCACTTATTTCTTTATTTATTTTATTTTTTCCTAAATCAGATTATTAACCCCATGTCCCCCGCAAACAAACAATTCCTTACCGATAACCAATACCTGCTTGATGACTGGGAGCGGTCGCAGGTATTCCGTAACTTAGGCCATGCGCAGCGGCAAGGCATCATGCAACTGATAGCTGATGAGTTTCAGCCGGGGTACAGCGTAAACCTTAATTGCCCGTCATGTGTAGGGGAAATGTTGAGTTTAGCGGTGAAGTTGGTGAAGGAATGGAAAGCAAAAAAAGTATGAACGAACTACACAATAAAGTAATTGAACCGCCAAAGGTGATGACGCGTGAGCAGTACGAGTGGTTATTCGTGCAAATGGTACTCAATCAAAAGTATGAAAGGTGTATTATCATCGCTAAAAAACCAACCGAATAAATATGTGTGCATTAATCGCAATGGCCGTCCATGATACGGAAGAAAATAAGCGTAGCGATATGACCAGGCAGACGCTGGATAGCTTGCTGCAAACGGTAGACTTTACTAAGCACCGGTTGGTAATAAGTGATAATGGTAGCTGCGAGGACACGCAGAATCTTTACCAGCAATTTGCAAATGACTTCAAGGATGTGTATGGCCATCATAAGTATGCTGGTCTAACAGCCAATTTCCCCGTACTTATTTCCAACGGTACCAACCTCGGCACCGCAATGGCCATCAACCACGCCTTACACCGCCGCGACTTAGGCGAACACTGCATCAAGATTGACAACGACGTCATTATTCATCATACCGGTTGGGTTGATATGATGGAGGAGGCTATCAGCAAAGACCCCCGCATTGGTATCATTGGTCTTAAGCGCAAAGACCTGATACAGTACCCCGGCCATCCTGACCCTAATTTTAACAGCGAGTTATTACTGCTGCCACACAACCCGTACGATAAGTGGCTGATAGTTGAGCGTACTAATGACATAATGGGAACCTGCACGATGTTCAATAGCGCGTTGCTTGATAAGGTAGGCTACAGCTGGCAGCCTGGGTTATATGGCTTCGAGGATAACCTGTTTTGCCACAGGTCGCACCTTGCAGGGTTTTACAATTGCTTCCTGCACGGGGTTGAGATTGATCACATTGACCCTGGCGGTACGGACTACCAACGGTGGAAGGAGAAACACAGCGGTGAGCAGTGGAACGCCTATAACAGAGTGGTGAAAGAAATGATTGAAGGTAAAAGAAGCATTTATTATAACCCGTTTGAAAATACTACAGCATGATACCAGAAATAGTAAAGGATTTTATTAAGGGTAAAATAGAGAAAGGCGGATATGCGATTACGCAACGGGAATACGACCAGGCTAAGGAGCGATTTGATAATGCTACTAAGGAGTGGCAGGTCTTTTTGAAAGATTGGGATGAGGACCAGTCAATGCTTAATGAACTTAAACAATACGCGGTAGATAATAATATTACAATATGATATACTCCCTCCCCGGCGACAGCGCCGACTACCACCTGCTAACCAAAGGTGTTGAACTATCCGCCAACACACCAGGCCTTACGTGCGAGATAGGCTTGCGCCGTGGTGGCGGCAGCAAGCACATTATTGATGCCATTGCGCAATATTGCCCCGGCAAGGTGCATATAGCCATCGACCCGTACGGAAATATTGAGTACGAGCATAAAGAGGGGCATATAGTGAAGCTTGATTACACTAACGATATGCAGGCTGAATGCATGAGTAATATTTACGGGTATGCCAATAGCAAGGGGGTGCAGTTTTTGTATTTTCCGCTGGAAGATACGGAGTTTTTTAAGCGCTACCCTGATTACATACCGGTATACAATGAAGCTAAGCGATTTGAAAAAATGTATAGTTTTGTACATTACGATGGACCGCATGCCGTACAAGCGATATTAACCGAGGTTGATTTCTTTTACAGAAGAGCCCTGCCAGGCACATGCTGGACGTTTGATGACGTGGAAGATTATTACAATCACGATGAAGTTGAGTCAGTGGTATTTGGCTTAGGCTTCAAACTAATCGAAAAAACACACCATAAAGCATTGTACCAGCTAATATAAACGTTATGCACACATACGATAGCACGGGCCGGTGCTTGTATACCGACCCAGATTTGCAGCCATTTAAAGTAGGGAAAAAGGTTGTAGGCAGCGACAAGGCTCCGCAAGGTAGCCGGGTAAAGAAAGGAGTGCAGTACACGATAACCAAATGTTTTTATGCTTATTGCAAGGGTAAGTATTATTGGTACATTGGCCTATGTATACAGGGTGCAAATGATGGATGGTTGTGGCCTGGATTGGGCGATGCGGTAGACGAACAGTTTATAAGTATTACATTAAGCGAAGTGCTTGAATATGAAACTAAATTTGTAGGGGCTAATTAAACACTATGACCCAAAAAATAAAAGTTATAACCGTTGCGACCGAAAGCACACCCGAACTTGCAGCGCTGGAACGCTCCTGCCGCCGCCACGGCATGGATTTAACCGTGTTGGGGTTAGGTAAACCGTGGCTGGGATTTGGCATGAAGATATTGCTAACCTATGAATACCTTAAGGCGTTGGATGGCTATACACACTTTATTTTCGTCGATGCTTACGACACGCTGTTTATAAGGCCGGTAGCCGAGGTGCCGGAATTCATAGTGTTCTCAACTGAAAAGAATTGCTGGCCGGATGTAACAGCTCCCTACCCGCCATCACCCGCCACATGGAAGTATCTTAACAGTGGTTGTTATAGCGCGCCTATATCCGAATACCTTAAGCTAATTGAAGCTAACCATGTGAACAATTACGATGATGACCAGCGGTATTTTACCAAACTATACCTTGCCGGAAATGGCAGGTTAGACACAAACTGCATTATGTTTCAAAGCATGGCCTTTGCTGCTGCACATGAAATAAGCTACAATGACGGGCTGTTCAGAAACAACATTACCTTTAGCACACCCTCCATCCTACACTTTAACGGCAAATGCCACGATAAAACAATATACGCTATGGTTGAATACAACACACTGCAGGAATGCAAAGACCGCTGGCAGGACAGTGAAATATTCGCAAAAGAGATAAATGAAACGTTTGTTACAAAGGTAAACGCAATGCCGGAACTTAATGCTCACCGTACATTTGTGGAGCAAAACGTATTTGGTTTCGGGGAACGGTCATTTCCCTGGTTATGGAACCTGCTTATAAAAGAGATGCCTAAAGAGTTCACGTTTTTAGAAGTAGGCGTGTTTAAAGGGCAAACGCTTAGCCTGGTTGAGTTGCTGGCAAAGATGCACAAAAGGAAAGCTACCCGGTACGGTGTTACGCCGCTAAGCAGCGAGGGCGGTGTTTGGGAAAGCGATTACAAGCATGATATAGAATTTATTCACGATCAATTTAAACTGAATAAAGACTATGAATTACTTGTAGGCCTTAGCGAAGATCCGGCCATTATTGAACAAGCGTCTAAACTGCAGCTGGACATCCTGTACATCGACGGGGGCCATGAAGAGCGGCATATAACCAACGATATTGTGCATTACTCACCGCTGGTTAAGCCCGGTGGCTACATGGTAATTGATGACTGCTGCAACAGCTTTAAAATGCCGTGGGGGTATTTCCAGGGCATTGACACGGTAACGCGCGTTGTGGATAGAATGTTGCCTCCGTTCACGGCTAATGAGCAATGGCAGTTTGTATTTAGTGTGGTGCATAATAGGGTGTATAGGAGGGTAAAGTAATGGCAACACTTGCGGACAAAGATAAGCGGGCAACAATAAGGGTTAAGAATGCGGAAGCAAGGGAAAGATATGCAACGGCACGAATGAAATTATTAGAAGCAAAACAAAAAGATTGCGACTATAAAATTCAGCAAGACCGAGTTTTAATATCTAAAATAGATACAATAGACACTTTGCTTAGAGCTTACACAGTAAATGATGATAGCATTTCTGGCGGCATGGAACAAAAACTAAAACAGGTTTTCGATGAAAGCGAAATGCAGACCTTAAAGGATAAGTTATTTCAATTAATACACCAGTTATAATGCCCAACCTTAACTATACGCGCCCGTTTCTTTACCCATACCAGCAGGCTATAAATTTGTAAATTCATCCAAAACAAGTATATTTGTATTGATGATTTACATTAAATGCGCAGGAAAGAAGCAATATGTTTGCGGAGTATATAAAATATACAACCAGGCAGGTGATATGTATATTGGCGGCACAACTAAACTAAAGCGTAGGTATTCGCAGCACGTAAGCACACTTAAGAATGGCAACCATGATAATAAATTACTTCAATCGGCAGCAAATGAAAGAGGGGTGCAGTCGTTAACATTTGAGTGCTTAGAGTTATGTGAGCCACAAAACCTGCTACCACTGGAACAATATTATATCGATACGCTTAACCCAAATCTGAATATATGTAGGGTTGCGGGCGATACTACCGGGCAAAGACCGTGGCTTGGTAGAAAACACTCGGATGAGGTTAAATTAAAAATAAGCGAAAGTAATATTTTAGCAAAGCCTAAAAAATGTAAACTCGCCAAATTAACCCGTACTGAAAATATTGAAAGGTTTGCTAACATAAATAAAGACCCAGAACGAAAGCGAGAGTTAAGAGATAAGATGCTGGGTAATAAGTATTGGCTTGGCAGAAAGCACAAGCAAATAACAATAGAAAACAGAACTGGTGCTTTAAACCCAAATAGTAAAACTATATTTTGCGTTGAATTGAATAAATATTTTGAAACAGGAAAACAGGCTGCATCCTTTTTTAATGTAGGCGCACCAGCGATAACAAATAGTATAAAACGCGGCAATAAGATTGCCGGCAAATACACGCTATCATATGCCTGTAATTAACTATACCCGTCCTCCAATGGCTCCGTATCAAACTGAGATTATGGACTGCCCACAACGTTTTGCAACTATAGAGGCATCTACGAAAGCGGGCAAAACTGCATCTATGATTGTATGGTTATTTGAGCAGGCTATAGCAATAAAGAATAACCAGGGCGTTGACTGGGTAGCCCCTGTTTTCGCGCAGGCAAAAATTGCTTTCGATAGGATGAAGGCGCAGGTTAATGACCGTAATTTCTTTAAAGCAAATGAAAGCAGGCTGGTATTAACAATGCCGCACGGGGCAATGCTACGGTTTAAATCTGGTGACAACCCAGATAGCCTATACGGAGATGATAGTTACGCAACCGTAGTGGATGAGGCAAGCCGTATGAAGGAGGCGAGCTGGCTGGCTGTTCGCTCAACACTTACCGCCACCCGCGGCAAATGCAAGCTTATAGGAAACGTTAAAGGCCGTAAGAACTTCTTTTACAAAATGGCACAAAGGGCCAAAGGTGGTGAGCCTGATTATTTTTATAAAAAAATTACTGCTTACGATGCAGTTGCCGCTGGTATATTGGACGCCGCCGAAATAGAACAAGCGCGAAGGGATTTGCCTGAAATGGTTTTTAAAGAGCTTTATGAAGCAGAAGCTACAGAAGATGGCACTAATCCTTTTGGTAGTTCATATATACAAAAATGCACCTATCAAATGAGCACACTGCCCGCCGTTTGCTTCGGGGTTGACCTCGCCAAGAAAAGGGACTGGACTGCTATTGCCGGGCTTGATAAAAACCGGCATCTTTGTTATTTTGACCGGTTTCAATTAGATTGGGATGTAACAACGCAAAGGGTAATTAATTTACCGCAGGGGCCTATTAATATGGATGCTACCGGAGTAGGGGATCCAATATTCGAAAGTGTTCAAAACGTACGGCAAAATGTTAAAGGGACTGTTTATACACCAATTGAAAAACAAAACCTCATTCGAAATCTTGCACTAAGCATTCAAGGTCTTAAGATACAATTTCCGGGCTATGGGGAGTCTATTGAAGGTTTGCCTGAAAACCATCCAGGCAGGGTAAAGTTTGAGTTAGAGCAATTTGAAACGGAATACACAGAGGGCCGAATAAAGTATAATGCCCCGGAAGGAATGACGGACGATTGTGTTAACGCTTTGGCATTAGCTAATGATATTTGGGCGCCAACATCAACATATGGCCATTATAGCGTATGGTAGCAGGTGGTAATATAGAACCTAATGGGTGCCGAGATAAGGCGATGGTTGCTATAATTTTAATTATAATATTAATGATTTTATTGTACTTTACAACAAGAATATGAACGTTGCCGGAGCGAATGCCGGTGTTTGATTTATGGAACCGAAAGTAAAAGAGATAGCCTTAAATGCAGCATTGCAAATATGTAGCTGGGCCGGTAACAACACTACCGAGGCGCTATTGGCATCAGCAGACGCGATTGCAACATGGCTACTTACTCCACCCGCTGAACCAACTCCCGAGCAGTAATGACCTGGCAAAACATAACAGTACAGCAGTTTCAGGACATTACCCGGTTGATAGAAACGCAGGGTATTGATGATATAGACCGCACCAGTGGCCTTATCAGCATCATGACGCACCAGACAGAGCAGCAGGTAGAAGAGTTGCCTATGCCTGTGTATAACCAGCTCGCAAAGGAGTGTGGGTTTGTATTACAGGGTGATATACCTGGCAATCCAGTGAGGCGGTTAAGGGTAGGCCGCAGGCTGTATAAAATGGTTTACAACCCGCGTACGCTCACAAAGCGGCAATATGTTGAAATAATAACCTTTGCCAAAGATCCGATTAAGAACATGCACCTTATCATGGCATCGCTGGTTAAACCAGTGCGGTGGGGCATAGCGCGAAAGAATGACGGGGGGAAACATGCAGAGGTTGCAGGCGTATTATTGAATGCCCGGTTTGTTGATGTGTACCACAGTTGTGTTTTTTTTTGCAAACTCTACAGCAGTTTAATGAAGGGTATGTCGGCCTTTTTGGTAAACGAAGCGATGAAGCAGAAGAAGATAACGATGGAGGAGGCGGAGAAGCTTCTCGCTATTTCAATGAGCGCTATGGATGGATTTATTCAGCCAAAGAGGTAGCGACCTTTGAGGGGATTAGTTTAGAGCAGGCATGGGAGTTGCCGGTAATGCAGTGTTTAAATACCCTTGCTTACCTTAAGGCTAAAGGCAAGATGGAAAAGGAACAGATGGAAGCGTGGAAACGAGAAAGTAAACAAAGGTAGTATGATATGCGAAAAGATAACATACGAAAACTACAGCAAAGCGGTCGAAGCGCTAAAATCAATATCTTCATTACAGCGCCAGAAAATGAAGGCGTACAAGTGTCAGCATTGCGGGAACTATCATCTTGCAACAATTAGAGTGCAGCAAAGAAAAGTGCCTAAGGATAAATACAGGAAAAGCCAGACTGATATTGCTCAATTAAGGGCATCGGAGCGTGTTCATTACGATATTTCCCCTATGCCAAAAAGAAGTACCGGTATAGCTGTGCCATTATCTACATTCAAAATTTCATCACTAATTAAATCTATTACATAACCATGCCCATCACAATCGCACAAGCACAGGCCGCTGCTCTAAAAGATAACTTTTTAGACGAGATAGGAACGGAGTTCCAGCCGCAGGAGTCGTTTAGCGAACTTATGCAGATTGCTTTTGATGTCATTACACAGGCGCAGGCCAACCTACACGCATCGAGCCAAATAAGCACTGGAGCCCTTTCAGACAGCATACAGGCAGGTGAGCCTACCACAACCAACGGTATACTGCATATTGATATTTTCATGGAGTATTACGGCCTGTTTCAGAATAAGGGGGTAAAGGGTACGAAGGGTGGATCAGGGCCGTATTCATTCAAAAACGAGTATCCATCGCTAAAAATGGTGCAGGCATTGAGTGATTGGGCCGGGCGCGGATTCTTTGCATCCCGGAATACAAACCCATCAAAAACGCCGTCTAAGTTAGAGCAAAAGAACGCATCTATAGGTAAGATACGCAAGGCGTACGCACTTGCCAGGTCGATCAAACAACATGGCATTAAAGCCAGCGGCTTCCTCGACCGGGCCATAACAACCGTAGGCGCGACTGTCACTGAGCGTTTAGGGCTGGCACTGCGGAGCGATGTTATCAGGACGTTGCCTAAGACTATAGGCGACGAGTAGGACGCCCGTTCGCAGCCACAAAAACACTTCCCCGCATTTTATATTTATATAGTATAGGCCGCCGCAATGGCCTCGTAATTATATGTCTTTAACCATTCAGGCAACTCCAGGCACTAATTTTTCAGCACAGGGTGACCTTATTTATACCGTTTACGGCAGCAATTACGCCCAGCCAAACTATAAGTATATAGCTGACGTGTATATTGGCGCCAATAAAGTAGCTACCATAAAACGTGTGCCATACCCCGATAACCATATTGGGGTGTTTAACATTGGGGATATTGTGCGCAGCTATGTTAACAGCGTGTTTAACCCAGTAGCTAACCAGTTAAAGGCACAGGAACTGGGCGACGGTGAATGGCATGCTGACGT